ATTCCAACCTACGGTACTTTCGTACGACGATTTAGCAAACCGTTGCAATAGACCACTCTGCCATTTTTCCGAGCCCCCCGTCAGGATTGAACTGACGACCTTCCGCTTACAAGGCGGATGCTCTACCACTGAGCTAGGGAGGCGAGAGCGGATGATGAGAATCGAACTCACCCCTTCTGCTTGGAAGGCAGAGGCACTACCAATATGCAACATCCGCAGGGGTTATAGGTGGTGAGCGATTGCCCAGTTAGTTTGTATACGTAACTATAACATCCTAAGTAAGTGCCACCTATAACCTTGTGCTTCTTATAGGACTTGAACCTATAACATCTAGTTCCTAAAACTAGTGCCTCTACCAATTGGGCTAAAGAAGCGTAGGGAAGACGGGACTTGAACCCGTAAGCTTTTGGCGGGACTTTTTAAGAGTCCTGTGTTTACCTATTTCACCACATCCCTTTGTTTATTTTTACCACGATAAGTTGGAGTTAAAGCATGACAATTTGGACATAATAATCTTAAATTTTCTATTCTATTGTCTTCTCTTTTTCCATTTATATGATCAAGTTCTAGCGGGATTGGATTTTCAAGCCATTTATCATTTTTACAATTACTACAAATTGCTTCAAATTTACCAGAAGAAATCAATTGTAATCTTAATCTGTTACTGTTAATAAATTTTCCATCAACAAGTTTTTCTTCTATGGATAAAAATTTTGTCTGGATTTTTAAACCCTTACTCCATTTTTGCCCAGTGAAATGAGAAGTATCTAAATTATATTCTTTTATATATTTTTTTAATTGAATATAATTACCGCCAGCTGGTTTAAGATTTAATTTTCTTAAAACTTCGGCATAACTTTTTGATACTTTTACTGCTTCTATTAAATTTTCAATTTTCCAAGTTCTCATATTATAAAGTATACCATAACATATACCTCTTCCATAATAGAAACTTGCTCCCGATCATGGATTCGAACCACGATAACCGCCTCCAAAGGGCGGGGTCTTGCCGTTAGACGAATCGGGAATATGGTGGAACAAGTAGGACTTGAACCTACGACGACCCGATTATGAGTCGGGGGCTCTAACCAACTGAGCTATTGTTCCGTAGGGGTATTTGGATTTGAACCAAAACTCGTTTGCGTATAAGACAAATGCTTTAACCAGATTAAGCTATACCCCCGCATTTTATGCGTGAGCTTCACCTATGAGTTTGTTTTCTATTAGTTTATCTCGCTCATCAACAATTTCATAAGCAAATTCTTTTAATGCTTTTTCATTTTTTTGATAATGATGACCACAAAACATTAATTCTCCTGTGACACCTTTAACCAAAACATAAGCTTGTGCTGCACATGCATCACAACGATCAATGGCTTTTAAGATATATTCTTTTTGTTCTGAAACTTCTTCTGTCTTTTCCGCCATCATATTCATAATTATACTCCTATGTTTGTTTGGTTAATAATTTATCTAGCTGGTCTGGTAAGACTCGAACTTACAACATCTCCGTTAACAGCGGAGTGCAACTGCCAATTGTGCTACAGACCATTGTAACCCTATTCTACCTTACCGAAAGGGTTCTTGTCAATCATTTTCAATAAATCTTCAGGGCTATTAATCATGCGACGTTGTGCTTCAAATTTTCCAAGCTCAACCATTTCTTCTGCAAGAGTACGCATCATATCATATAATCCTGCAGCATAACGCTTATGCTTTGTATCTGCTGCATCAATTTCACTTCTCATACTAACCACAGACTTTGTAAAATATTCACAAAGTGCAGTTAAACTGATATAAATATCATCTTCATCTTCAATAGTTTTAATCGTTCCGTTTGCTAACATTTATTATCCTTTGTTTGTTGTTGGTGACAGTTTACTATAGTATTCTGAAGTTGTCAACTATATCTTTGTATTCCCCGTCTTCATCATCAAAGAAATCTCTAATATCTTGTGGCATTGTTTTTCTTTCAGGCATACGGATTGTATTCTTCATTCTTGCATCCGATTCCGCCTTTAATTGTGCCAATTCCCCCGCAAATACACCAGAATAAGTATATATTTCTACTTCTTTATCTTGATCTGGTGGTGTCAAGGATATAGCATTGAATACAGCTCCACAAACGGCGTCTGAGAGGTCTTTAGAGCCTTTTCTAGGGTGGTCTACCTTGTCCCTCATAATACGTAGCTGAAGCAATTCATCAATCAACAATTGAATATGTGGACCATGTAATCTCTCTTCAGTTAAAGTAAGAGACATATCCTCATAATGCTTTTTTGCTACAGATAAAATTTCTGTTTTAATACCATGAACACCAAGTTGTTGCATCATATCGTGTGAGTTCCAACGGTCAAATGTCACCATCTTTAAATTAAATCCTTTGTCCCGCACACCAGTAATGTAATCTTTTACTTCTGTAAAATCAACTGATTTAGAAGCAGTAGGAGTCCAATAGCGAACAGCATCAACCACAATTCTAGGAGCTGCCTGTTTAAAATTTTCACCAATCTTCATGGTTACCCAACCATCTACGTGAGCTAATGCTACTGCACAATGGTCATGTTTTTGTGCCAAGTCAACATGCATAAAATATTTAACATCTTCTTTTGGAACAAAATCATCATCAAATCTTCCATATGAATCAACATTTAATTTAGGATTGCTAAATGCTTTTTCAATTACTAAACGGTTTTTAAAGAATGCATCCGTTGCGTCTGGTGGCATACATGCAAAACGAGACAATGCATCTGTTGGATCTGTATAAAAGTCAATTGTAAAATCTTCAATCTTACGGGTCGGGTTAATATCCCAAGTTGGTCTCTTTAATGCATATACCCTAGGTACTTTATAAGAAACAATATGGTCTTCTTCCCATTCAATTTCAAATTCATTACCTTCAGTTCCATCAAGAAGATCGGGATCTACTTTAAATCTATTATGACGAAGAACAGTTTCCTTTTCCGCCACAACTTCATTATATCTTTGCTGAATATAGTCATTCTTAAAACGTGGGAATGAAAGTAAAATTACTTTTCCAAAGTCTGGAAAACGTGAGTTAACAGATGCACGATACATCTTATAAATTGATGATGCAGTTTTAGCTTGTTCATGACCTGAAGTTGATTGCAATTCAAATCCTGAGATCTCATCAAGAATAACTACAAGAACGTTATAACCTTCCCATGCTTCACGCTCTGAGTGACCTGAGTGAACTGTAACTGATTTATCAAACTCAACCATATTTGCCTTGGCAATGTATTTGCCTTGAAACCAAGGTGACTTTTCAATACGTTGATTAAAGCCTTTAAAGAATACTCTGTTTGCTTGGATTGCGTTGATAGCAATGTTAATAATATCAATAGCATCGCCTGATGGCTTGCCATAATATCTGGCAGGATCTGCAAGGCATAAAAGCAAATGCACCATATATGCACAAGCAATGGTAGATGTGTAGTCTTTTCCAGAACCCTTACCTAGTTGCAGAATAACTTCAGAACAAGTTTGCTTCCAAATCTTTTCACCTTCAACTTCTCCATAAAGCTTGTGAAGGGTTTCTTGTTTATAAATTTGTGTTGATGCACGAATCATCTGATACTGATAATCAGATAGTGGTGGCAATCCTAAATAGTTTTTGCTTGTTACAAACTCTTCTAATGACGCTGGCTTTTCATCAAACTCATCGCCTTCAAGAGCATCTAAAAAGACATCAAAATCAGTCACTTATTACAACTGCCTCTACTTGTCCAGTTACTTGACTTAATCTTTTTGATACTTCCCACTTGCAATGATCACAAGTTGAAGTTACATCTCTTAATATACTAATAAGTATCTCTTGTTTTCTTTCTGATTCTAGGATCTGTGATGCCATGTCGTCATTTTCCAAGACTCCCGCCTTGTTCAACATGTCAATACGTTTAGCTTCAATATCAGCAATAAGTTTAAGAACTTGTGCTTTAACATTTGGAGAGTCTTGTGCATCTGCTTGATTCAATGTTACCCAAGCTTCTTTGATAAGCATGTTGTAATGCTCATCTGCTCCCGCCAAAGCTTCTTTTGCACGTGCTTTAATAGCACTATTGTCTTGTACTAATTCTTTCCAAGTTTTAATATGATTATCAACTTGAACACGAGTAAGCTCTAGAGAACGTGCGATTTGTGCGGGGGTGTTACCTTTAAGCAACTCCTCAACCACTTTATTCATCTGATCAAACTGACCAGCTAATTCAATTTCATTCTCTGCCATAATCATCCTCATAGCGTGTAATGTCATCTTCCCCAAAGTAGGTTCCAGTTTGAATTTCAATAAATTCTAAAGCATTATCCAACGCTTCAATCCTGTGCTTTTGGCCAATTTCAACATCAACAGTATCTCCTGTACCAACTGGAAATGTGAAATCATCAATTGTTACATTTGCCATGCCAGCAATTATATACCAATGCTCAGCTCTTTTTGTGTGGCTTTGGTATGACAACTTTTGATTTGGATCAACGTAAATATACTTTACTTTATAAATATCTGATTCTTCTATTGTTCTGAAGAATCCCCACGGTCTGTTTTCTTTCATATTATCCGTTATCTGTCTTGTAAAATCCTGAACCCTTGAACTGAATCCCTGCTGGGGTATAAACTCTTGTCATCTTATAACCACATTGTGGGCAGGGAGGTAAAACTTCCTCATCATTAAAACCTCTGGTTATATCTGTTGAAGTTTCACATTCAACACAATTATACTCATATGTTGGCATACTTAATTATACTCCCTGCGACTTGTCTTTGTCAACCGCAATTTTAAGTAAGATTAAATAACCAATCAAATCATCAATATCGTTGTCTCCAGCATATCCTTGGTTGTTCTTAACTCTGTTTAACTTATCATCAATTCTAACTTTAATTTGCTCAACGCTATCCGATTGGGCAAAAATTCTGTTTGGAGAAATGGCAGAATCTCCATATGAAATGTTCTTTTCAATAAGAAGTTGGGCTATTTCATGGCATGCTGTCCAAATTTTATGCCCAGAAGGAGCACTGGTAGCATGCATGTATAAATCATCGCAACTAAAATTTTTTACATCTCCATACACTGGTTTAAGATTCATCTCTACTGCCTTTCACTTTATCATCTTCAATCCATTTAACATATCCATGATTCCAATTCTGACTGCCATAAATATGTCTTACTGCATCCCAGTGGAATATTCTCCATTTGTCTCCAGCGTAGCAGTAAAAACCATTTTCTTTTGCTATGTCTGTTTCATTAAATGATTCCATGTCAACAGTTAGGCCTTCCCCGCCTTCTTTATGACTAGCTCTACCGTATGGATCATTATTGTAAATTCCTAAATAATCACATATTGCAGAAGTCCACATTGCAGGTCCAGTCAAATAGTGTACAAAATGTGGCATTGTATAATCTGCATTTTTTAATCTTGAAATCATAAGGTCAACTACTGCTTTAAGTATTGGGTGACCCGCTTCTGCAGCAAATGTCCATTGGCAGAAATGATCTTGATGTTCTGGACATACTATAAAGCTTTTATCATTTTTCATCCAGCTTACTATAGGCTGTAAACATAGTGTGTCAAGGTCTGCATAAACTCCGCCATACTTATAGATTACTAAGTACCGCCACATATCTCCACGCATAACACCAACTGGAAGGTTAACAAAAAGGTCATGAACTTCATCGCCATACTCTTCTTTGATAAACTGTGCGGACTGAGCATCATCCATGTATCTGTATTCATACCCTGGATTCTTCATAATCCAAGTATTGATTGCTTCATGCATGTATGGCTGCAAAGTACCACGTGGGTCTTTGTATGTTTGCCAAATGATTTTAGGAATCAAGATTCATAATCTTTCTACTTTGTGTTTGAAATGTTGTTTCAGTTGGAGAACCTGATACTGCTGTTCTTGTCTGTGGCTTAATTGCATATG